TCATGCCAAATAAAAAGAAAACGCTTTAGATAAAGCGTTAATCCTTTTTCTGGATTAACCCCTTACCTTTAAAATGGTAAATAAGTTAATCTTCCTTTCTCCTCTAACTACACTAATTTTCTCATATTTTCACCTATATTACTACATTTTATTCTGTAAAATTTTAAAAAATATTCCATTTTATATGCCACTGTGCCAAAGTTTTATGCCACAAATTTATAAATTCTCTTCCTTATTATTATATAGGCATACAAAAAAGCCTCCTGCTGGCATGGAGACTTTTTTGCATAAGTTTTAGTTATCTTAGAAAGGGCGTGTCACAATTAACACATCAATAATATAACACCTTAATTATATGATTTGTTAAAAAAACAAAAAAACCATACCTGATGTGGATGAGGTATGGAATCGTTTTGGTGACAACTTTAAAAAAGGGGAGCTTTTAGCAATTGTCACATTTTGTTGTTGTTTATGCCAGTGCCTACAAGAGAAAAGTGAAGATTCAATTGCACGTCTGCAACTTGCACTACACCAAAGAGAGCTTGGGCCTTTATCACTCTACTTTTCCTAGCAACATGATTATATCATATCAGTATGAATTTTATAGAAAAAAGACCACCTTTCAAGTACTTCTAGAATGTACTCTATTCAGTGGCAGAAAAAAGCGGGTTATTTTCTTTGTAGTCGACTTGCATAAAAATAATATTAATCAGTCACGCTTGGTATGACTATAGATCAACACTAATAAACCTATATGCCTAACTTAGATTTGTACATCAAGCTAACATGGTTCACTTAGAATTTCTCATGTTTGGGCCTTTACTATTATAGCATAGCAAAAACTGCCACACAACTAAATGCGTAGCAGTTTCGTTTCTCCTTATACCTAATAAATGGTATACGAGATAAAAAGAATATGATCGTATTCCCCTAAGCATAGATATTATACCATTTTATGGTATTGGTCGTATTGTGCACTCTACTAATCTATGTGCATATATTTTAACACAAAAAAGCAAAGGACGTATAAATCATACGTCCTAGGAAACTCCTTCTACTCTAGTAGATGAGCTATTTTATAATTGGCTACCTCGAGCTTGCGTGATATTTAAGGAGCAACATGGTTTCCATTTCCACCAATTATATTTTCGTTCACGGTAGTTCACACTACCATGGTTAATTTACAACATATAAACCTCTTTTTTGCAGATTTTGTGCAAAAACTAGTGTTTGATGTCGTATTTTTTACATTATGTACGATTATTTGAACAATTTAGCGATTTTTTCAACAATCTTTAGCAACAGTTCAATCAATTTATTGATTCCTGTCACATTGATTTTGTTTCCGCTATCGTCTTTAGAGTCTGTATTTGGTTCATCTTTTTTGTTTTCTGAACCATTTTCATCCTTTTTATCGTCTTTTGATTCATCTTTCTTAGGATTTGACTTATAAAAATCAATATCATGGAAGATTATATCTTTGTCGATTGGGTTAGCTGCATACTGATGGATAACGCCTACATTAGATTGGTCTGATTGAATGTTACCATCATTACTTCCCCAATTGGCAATCCAAATAGGATAAGTCGTTTCTACAAATGTTCCTAGCCAACTAGTGCTAGTATAAACACCTGTATAATATCCTTTAGCGCTCATATAGTCACAGAATACTTTACAAGAGAAAGAACATCTTTCTTTAGTAAGAACACCAGCTTTTTTCTTGTAATTATCTGCGTCCTCCATATCAAACCATACACCTAATTGTACATTTCTGCCTTTGATTAGATTATATACATACTCTGCTTCCGCTCTAGCTTGGCTATCATCTAACGCATAATCATAGCAGTACACACCATAAGGAATTTTTAACTGTTCACATTTATTTGCAAAGTATTCAAATTTCTTATCTGTATGTTCTCCGTAAGAAGCTCTTACGATCACAAAGTCATATTTTGATAAGTCAATATCTGAACTGTTGTGTTCTGAAATATCAATTCCATATCCCTTAACATTCTTAGTGTAATCTGTTTTCGTTGGCTTAGAAGGCTCTGTAGAAGGTTTAGAAGGCTCTTTCGTATCTTCCTTAGTATTTGTATCAGGTGCTCTGAATTTCGCCCACATTTGGCTTCTATCCTCTGTAGCAGATACCGCAACGAAGAACTTTCTGTCTCCTTCTTTACCTACAACATATCTATGTCCATTTGTAACGCACTTCCAATAATAACGAATCTCATCATCTGTATTGCATTGGCCAAAGATTTCACCACTTGGATTATCGTAGTGTTTGTGAACACCATCAACAATAAATGTTGCAATACCATCTTCCTGAGTTAATTCAATGTCTTTTGTTTCAGGAGCACCGATTGTGGCCCATGGTTCAACACCATATGATTCGCTACCACTAACGGCCGCAAAACATCTAACTCCATTTGTATGAATCCATGAAATCCATCTATGCCCATTTCCAATCCATTTTTCTGTATAGACTTGCTTTTCGCCTTTTACAAATGTTCCGTAAGAAGCACCTGTTGGAGTATCTCTATGGATAACGATAGCAGTATCATTTTCAAATGTGGCCATTCCATTCTCTTTAATCAATTGAGAAGCATCATATGTAGAAGCATTAGTATAGAATTTAGGTCTTAAATATCCCCAAATAGCACCTTGATAGTTTAATGGCCATAACATAGCTTTAGGTTTGCCTAGAACGTTCTGAGAGAGGGCTCTACCTTCCCAATAGATAAATATATGTCCGTATCTTGCATCACCACCTACAGACACTCCCACATCACCATTTTGGGGAGCACCCGTAACAACATCAAAGTAACTTAAAACACCATTATTTGCTCGATTGAACCACCAATCTTTGGCATGGCCACGTGCAATACATGGCTTCCCTCCCCATGCCATCAATCCTTGAATTAATGAAATACATTGTCCACCATATGGTTCTACACTTTGAACATAGTTGATGTTCATTATTTGCCCTTTATTATTAAAAACCTTATTGATAGCATAGTTATAAAACTCTTGTGGAGTTCCCATTTTTCATCCTCCTTAATTTTTATCTAGCAGAAAGTCTTGAATCTCGTCTCTAGTTTCTTGGAGCTTGTCTTTGTCATTTTCAGAAAGCATATTGTTGATAATTGCGATATTTGCTTTTAATGTCAAATTACCACGTTGCTTATCTTCTTCTAATCTTTCTTCATGCTCTCCTAGCCTTCGAGAATGTTCATTCAATTCTTTCTTAATCCCTTCTTGTGTGATAACTAAACTTTCAATTGATTTTATTCTCTCACTGTCTCTTGCTAACCATTCTTCGTGTTTTCTAACGGTTTCTTTTAAATCGTCATTAGGTTTCTTTAGCTCTTTAATAATCTTTACTACTCCCCAAGTGGAAGCAATGAAACCTAGAAGCCATAAAACATATTCTAAATCAATAGTGATAACTTTTCCCATTAGTCACCTTTGACGTTGATTTTATCAATTCCATTATCTAATTGAATCTTAACGTATTCTTCAATTTCATCAAAAGTACTTTGAACAATTTCACTAATCATTTCTTTTGTGATAATTCCATGCAATGCATCAGGTACTAGATCATAAAGTTTACTAACAGCTTCTTCAAACTTCTTGCCACCTGCATTAGTTGTGTCTTTGTAGTTGTCCTCTGCTTCTTTAATGTAAACTACTGCTTGTGCAGTGATTTTGGCAATCACTTCTTGAACTTCTTTTGCTTTAGTTTTAGCCTTTGTACTGAATTTAAAATATAAAGCTAATCCACCACAAACTAAAGTAGCAGCAGTCTGTAATAAAGTTAAAAAATCTTGTACATTCATAAATTTACACCTCCAAAAATATTTCATCTCTCTCATATTTTCTGAGGTACTGTTTTATGGCATCTCAATTATATAATGAAAAGAAAAGGACGTACATTTTATGTAGCACGTCCTATAACTTATACAATACATTTTGTGTGATGTAATTTTACATTGTTCTTAGATACTTTAGCATAAATCATTGTTGTAGCAATGTTTTCATGCCCTAAAATAGCTTGGACTTCCTCAACACCCATGCCACGATTCAAACCATCTGTAGCAGTTGTATGTCTAATCAAGTGAGGGAATATCCTACGTTCAATTCCAGCTAATTCTCCAAGTTGTCCTATTCTTTTTTATTCATATTTACCACCTCATTTATATAATAAAATAAAACTAGCTTATGAGCTAGTTTCAGACTGTTGACAAAGTGACTGTCGACAGTCTTTTTAAAATCTGATAGAATATCTGTGGCAGAAACGTACTTCATAAACCCAAAAATAGTCGACGTTTCTGCCATTTATTATGCCAAAAATGATATAATTATAGAGGGTTTATGGAGGATATCACAATGGCTATGACTAACAGAAACAATGCAAAATTAGATTGTATGATTTACTATACATTAGATGAATTAGTACCACAGGATCATTTGGTTCGTAAGATGGAGGAGGCTCTTGATTTTCGGTTTATTTATCCGAAAGTTCAGCATCTTTACAGTCGTCACGGCAGACCGAGTATCGATCCTGTGGTTCTTTTTAAAATGCTTATCATAAATATCGTGTTTGGAATCAATTCTATGCGCAAGACATGTCAGGAGATCGAAGTCAATTTGGCATATCGCTGGTTTCTTGGATTAAGTATTGATGAGAAGATTCCAAACTTTTCTACATGGTCTCAGAACTATATTCGTAGATATAAAGACTCAACTATATTTGAAGAGATCTTTATGGAAATCTTAGAACAGGCCGTTGATTATGGTTTTGTCGATTTCACAACGGTATTTGGAGACAGTACGCATCAGAAGGCAAATGCCAATAAAAGAAAAAGTGTCAAAAAAGAAGTAGAGATCCTTAAAAAGAAATACGAAGATGATCTGTTGGTTGAAATCAACGAGGATAGAGAATGTATAGGTAAAGAGGCCTTTGATTCAATGGTGCATACAGAATATGTACATGATGAAGAAACGGGTGAAGAAGTAAAAAAAACTTCAACTAAAACAATTACAGAAAGCACTATAGATCCAGAAAGTGGCTGTTTCCATAAAGGTGAGAAGGAGAAATGTTTTGCGTACTCGCATCAAACTTTCTGCGATAAGAATTCGTTCGTACTGGCAGTTACAACAGTTCCTGGAAATGTACATGATAGTGTTAGTTTTTTTGATGCCTATGAAGAATTAATCAATGGGAAATATGGATACCTGATTAAGAATGTTTCGTTAGATGCCGGATACATGACACCCGCAATATGCAGAGCTATTGTACAAAATGATCAGATTCCTTATATGCCATATAAAAGACCAATGACCAAAAAAGGCTTCTTTAAAAAATACGAATATGTCTATGATGAAGAATACGACTGTTATCTATGTCCAAATGATAAGATCCTTATGTATACAACTACTACAAGAAATGGATACAGACAATATAAATCTGATCCAAAAGACTGCAAGGATTGTCCTCTTAGAAACAAATGTACAAAGAGTAAGAACATGACAAAAGTTATCGAACGTCACCTATGGGAAGAGTTTAGAGAATATGCCGATGAGATCCGTCATACTATGGAATGGAAAGAAATTTATCCACAGAGAAAAGAAACCATTGAACGAGTATTTGCGGACTGTAAAGAAAACAATGGACTACGTTTCACAAGGTTAAAAGGCTTGAAGAAAAACCAACAGAATGCTTGGTTGATTTTTGCGTGCCATAATCTGAAGAAAATGTCCCTTTGGAGAGGAAAATATAGAAGAAAGCCATCAAAAAATTCAATATATCCTTCAAAATATACAAAAAAAGACAATTTCATTTCGAAAATTGCCTATATACAATAAAAAGCCTATGTCCTTACGAGAAAGGTATAGGCTTTTGTCAACAATCTGAAACTAGCTTATGAGCTAGTTTTTTCTAAAATAATTGAAATACACATGTCAACATACGATTGTCCTGCAACAGGTGTATCTGTTTTAAGCTTAGCGAAATATAGCAAATATTTCATTGTTATTATAGTATATATCAATTGTGGGTCATCTTTTTTAGTTGTTACTGTTACATTATCATCTAGCATTAAATAAACATAATCTATTAATTCATCTGTACTTTTGTCTTTTAATTTACATGTGTTATTACTTAAAAATGATCTCTTAACTGTATAACCTTCTAAGTCTAAATCCCTAATAAACAAGTTGTTAGTTTGATATGGTGCATTTGGTAAATATCCAAAATTATAACTAAAATAATAGTCTAATTTTTTAATATTTTTATCTTTGCTTTCTGTTAAAACATAATATTGATCTGTTCCAATTTTATTAAGTGAAACATTATTTTCAACGGTTGGTGTAGGTTCTGTTGTCCAAGGGAATATATTTTCGCTTGTATCACTATACTTTTGTTGAATTTCAACGATATTAACTTTACCCACTCCAGCATTAATAATAGGCTTAGTGTCAATTTGATTGTTTTCAAGCCATAAACTACATTCATTTTTTGCATTAAAAATTGCATTCACTTTTAATGTTGAATATTTAATATTAACAGTTGGGAGTACCGTGTTATTTGTGCTATACGCATCAACTAAACACTTATTATTGTTTGAAATATCACAATTATTAAATGTTATTTGTTGTTTCTCCACACCACTTATATTCGGTAGAAAAAAGGTGTTTGCATTATCATAAGTATGAATATAACAATTATTAAATTCAAAATTATCAAGAGAACTAAATAATTCAATTACTCCATCCGGATCAAATTTTGAGAAAGTGCAATTATTAAATATAAACTTACCACCAATATATCCCCTAATAATTGCAGTTCTTTGTTTAAAGTCTTCATCATAATAAAATAATGTTTTATTAATACTATAAACCACACCATTAAATTGATTAGTGGCACGAATAAGTTGTGTATTTTGTAAATTACATTCATCTAATAATAAATGTTCTAGCGTGTTAATTCTAGGTGAAATATTATTAAATAAATAATTAATATCAACAAAATTACAATGCTTAAATTGAGATGAAGAAAAGTTTTCTGTTAGTGGTAAATCACTTCTTACAGTACGCTTAAATGTGATATTACTAAACACACAATTAACTATTTGTTTTGTAAACGTGTTGTTGTCTAATATAATCACAGTATTAACACCTATTATATTTATATCATCGTTATCCATTAAAGTATCACCAATTAAATATGTTTTGTTGCTTAACAATACATACTTACCAGTTTCGTTTGCTTTCGCAATACAAGCATTAAATGCTGAACTATCGTTAGTAGTACCATTACCAACAGCACCGAATTCTTCTGGTGTAACATACACATTTTCAATATTTACTGCATGGTTTTCATCAGGCAGTATCGTTACGTTATTAACCTTGATTGCTTTAATAGGTATTAATTGATCTACAACTTCTTGCTTAATATATCCAGCATCATTTTGAAGCTCAGATACATTTTTAGGAATTTCAGTTTTCTTTGCATAAACACTAGCTAAATCTAAATTTACAATATAATCAACAGGACTAATCGTATTTCCATCTAATTTAATAGTTGTGATAGGCACTTGAATAGCAATGTTTTTGCCGTTGTCTTTGGCAATGTTTGTTCCGTTTACAGAAATTGTCTTTACGAATTGATTTAGAATTTCAATTAAATCCAATTGATTAGAAATATCACCAATCATATTTCCCCATTTGATTTTCAAATTGGCATGGTCATTGATTACTTGAATTTCTTTTCCGTTGTAGATATAGAACAATCCTTTTGAATCAACATACGCATGGTCTCTACTTGGATTAGTAATATCATCTACAGAATCAACGATTTCTAGCCAAAATTCGCAATCACCGTCTTTTAAAGGGAATACTACTGCCATATCTTTGTTACATACTACAGGTTGCATATTATTTTCCTCCAGCTTTCATAATGTCTGCGAAGCAAGATGCACAAGAAGTAATTTCTACACCTAAGAACTTAGTACAAGCTTCAATAAACTTCTTGTTAATCTCCAAAGCAATATTCAATAATTCAGGGTCTCTATCCGAAGCTTGATATGCTTCAAATGCAGTGTACATAGCCATACTTAAATGTTTAACTAAACACCACTGTTCTCTATCCCCTTTGCCACCAAAAGAATTGTATAGATAAAGCATTTGAGAACGTCTGATGTTGGCATAATCATCAATTTCATCCTTTAGTGCTTCAATCTTTTCTAAATTATCAGGAATTTCTTCTTCACTAATTAATCCGTTTTCAACCTCAGAAATACGTTTTTCTAATAAGGTTTTAGCGTGTAGTTCTGCACTTGCAATTTGTGTAAAACTACGGATAATATCTTCTCCAATTCCCGAAGTGCTATATTTGTTTTCCATCTACACAACCTCCTTTTTGTATGCTTTGATAGACAATCTAGCAGACTGTTGTTTTTGTTTTCTTTTAAAGTCAATTTGTTGACTGTTCAATTTCAATAGCGATATGGCAGACTGCCAATCTCTAGGATTTTGTTTTACATGATTTGATAGGTTTTCAATCCTTTGTTCATATCTATTCATAGATACCTCTTATCTGTTTACATGACTATATTTAAGATAATTTACTAACGTACAATCAAAATTACCATTTCCCGTTACTTTGATTGTTTTATATCCTGGGTCTAATATTCTATTTCTCTCATCCTCTGAAAGATACCCACAAGCTTTAAGAACATCAAAATTAGAGTATTGCCCAGGCCATAGTCCATTGCCTGTAATCCACGCTCCGTTGAATTGCTGCTTGAAATATGGTGTCATGTCTATTCCTTCAATCTCAACATTAAAGTTTGTAGCAGTAGAATTATCTATTACTAGTTTAAACTCAAAACGCTCATAATAAATCAAATCCTGAGAAATTGACATTCCTATTACCGCTGGTTTAGAACTTGAACATCCCCATCTAGGGAACTCATAACCATAAAAATCAACTGTGTGGTTTCTACGTTGAATGGAATTGTATCTTCCTTTTTCTTTCAAATCATAGACACTATCAGCTAATATATTTATCGCCTTACTAATATCCATAACTACTCACTCTTTCCGTCTCTATCTGTTCTTAGGAATTTCTCTAGAGTCAATGTGTCTATTTCAACTCCTGTTTTATCTATTTCTCTTTGTAGGTTTGTGATATAGAACCAATCATCTTGCTTTAAAATACGTTTCATGTATCTGTTACAACTTCCCAATTGCAATAAATTGAGATCATAAATAAATCTGATTCTATCACCTACATTTACTTCTTTAGGCAACGCTTCACAAGAAGTGTTGATAGAAAACTTTCTTCTTGCATTAATTAGTTTTCTACAGGCACAATCATATACAACCTTGGCCGCATAAATTCTATCGTTATCAGTAATGATAGTAGTTCCGTTTGTAGACTCAGGGTCAATGTTCTGTTGTACATAAACACTCTTTACTCTGAAAATACCAATGATATTTGATGTACTTATTGTTGTGGTATTGCAATACGGATAAGGTTGGTTTTGGCCAAAGAAATTAGCTCTACCATTACCAGCATCTGAAACGTACATTGCAACGTGTGATGTAGGTGTGTCACCACCTCTACCGAATATGCACCAATCACCAAATTGAGGTGTACTAACATAATCAAAGTATTGAGAATAGCCTAATTCATCTCTGTTATACCAAATGTAATCTGCATATCCATCACCGCCTATAGCTCTCGTAGGGTCGGGATAATTTAATGTCTGTAATGCTTTCTTCCAAACATCTACACATTGATATGGTTGTTCAGCAGGTACACCATCCATGTCGATAGATTGACCATTCCATGTGTTGATAAAATTCTGAGCGTTCCAAGGACGAGATTGTGTTTTATCCGTATCGGTTGTAGTTCCGTTATCGTCTTGTTCCCACTCAGGAATCAAGCCATAAATACGTTGAGCAAATTCAATACGTTTTTGATACTGTAAATCAATAGATGTATCACCTCGCTCATAATCTGCCATAAAAGCCATTACCATGTAATTCATATCGGCTTCCATGTGTGACCATTGTTGGAATGTGATGTTATATGAAGGAGTAGGAATCCAAGGCCCATTTGTAGCGTTTGTTGACCATTCTTCAACTAACTTAGCTACTTCCCCTTTTCCGTACATTGTGTAGCTTGTATACCCATGAGAACCAAGCCAATTAGTGATTCGTGTGTATGGAGTCCATTGAACCAATCCAAATCCTTTTTGAGAATCAGGAACATCACCCATTTGATATAAGTTAGGATTTAATGTTGATTCAACATGACATGAACCACATAAAGCAGCAATAGCAGATTTACTCCAAATGTCTTTTAAAGAGTGCCATAAGGCTTTAGCATTGTTTATTTCCTCTGTATCAGTTAAAAATCTTTGCTCTTTAGGAATTACCCATTTATAGTCTTTAGAGTCTTTTGTCATGTCCTCTAAGCTGAATGGTGATAAATCATCAAAAGCAAATGTTCCTTCAATGAATACACCACTTTCATATCCAACTGACTCTGTATCAATAATGGAATACTCCAATTGATTGTTAGGAGCTAATTTAGGAAAGTCTACATATTCATAATCACGCTCGTTATTTATGTTTGATCTCAAAATAACTACAGGGAATTTAGGGTTCTGCAAGCTTTTATCGTTATATACTTCTCTCAGAGATAAAGAGGACATACCACTATCAGATTTATTAGCATAAACTGTAGCAAGGTTAATAACATCTGAGAAATCAGTTTCCATTGTAGGTTCGCCAATGATTCTATAGTTTCTTCCTAATGTTGGTTTATTAGAAAGCATAACAGGTTGTTTCTTCCCAAAATATCCAATTTCAACTTGCTTATCATTTGTAAATGGAACTCTCCAATAAACAGATGGTGTCAATTCACAAGTTTTAGTAAGTGCATCCAATTTAGATTGTCTAGAATAAACGTAGTCAATCTTTTCATTATCAATCTCAGTTTCAAAATTCATCTTCCACTGAGTCGAATAATACATATCTTCACTTTCGTATACGTTCTTTATAAGAGCGTTTTTAACCGCATAATTCGTTGGGACTTGTCTATATGTCCATTCGTTAATTACGTGCGTTAGAGATATGTTTAAACCACTTACAGATGGTTTATAGTCGGTAATCATTCCGTAGAAAACTCCACAATCCATAATTACTCGCATTTCTTTTCTTCCTGAGATTAAATCGTAGTATTCGTTAGGAATTGTGATTTGCATTTCAGGTACTGTCATCAACTCGTTTGAAAAGCTGATTGTGCTTAAAGCCTCTCTAAATCTTTTCTTAACTTTTCCAAATTCTAATATTTCAAAGTAAGGAATCATGTTTACTCCTAACTACCAATTTTGCCTTGTCCTACCCATTTACCATTTTTTCTAATTCTACTTGACCCTTGGTTTTCTTTATTTGCTTTATCGGCACTGTACTTGCCAATAGTGACCCAAGAATCTTTAACTCTCTTTTTAAACCATCCTGTAGCTCTATCCAAAGAATAGAATATACCGCCTTTTCTTACTGCCCATGGTCTGAAATCAGGGATAACCTGTTGAATTGAATATATATTTTCGTAAGGGAATGTAGCATCTTCACCTCTTAATTCAACTTTAACGTGTGTTGTATCTGTTGGAAGTTGTAACTCGCCACTCCATTGACTATTTTGTGCAACTGTTTCCCAACCTGATGAATAAGCCAATGACCATGTATCAGCATGAGAGAATATTACTTGATTATAAATCTCTCTCCATGATGCTTTGTTGTTGTTAGAAACACTAATGATCAAAATATAGTTATACCTTCCACCATATTGTACATACTTCCCGTTACCTGTATATGTACCAGCATCCGTTACACCATAACCAACTAAATCTAATGTGAATGTAACACCATAGTTTCCATCATCTGAAAAGTTGATGCCTTTTCCATACCCTTTAGCATGGGCGGCAGCAAGTGGGAATCCAAAGTCTGCGGTATCGCCTGGATTTCCACCTAATACTACGTTTGCGTATGGCCCTGTGTTATCGTAAGCTCCATGAAAGTTTTGCCATGCCATTAAACACCACCAGCCAAATCATTCTCAGAACTTCCGTTATTAGTACGGATGTATGAATTTCCATCAGGAGTACCACCAAAGATATTGATATTACCTGTAGCAATGCTTCTTCCATCATTAAAATCGCCTTGAAACACATTATCTCCCGTTTGTTTCCATGCACCACTATTTTTAAGGTTCGTAAGAATCTTTTCGACCGCACTGTACATATCTCCAACGCTGCCTTCGATACCACCAACCTTATTTTGTAAAGCTCTGATAGCATCCCAAATCTTTTGGATTTCTGCCCATAGTTTCTCGATTTCTTCCCATTGGCCGCAATCTGAACAAATCATTACATCCATGATACTGATTAGGTTCTTTTCCAAATCTCTGATAGCTTCTTTTGTATCGCATACATCATATGTATCAATCTTTTCTAGCAATCCGCCTAATAAGCAATCGTTCATATCGTGCATATCTGTACAGTTGTTGTGGCCCTTGTTTTCAAAGCCTTGGTTTGCTTTAAGATTTGCACAAATAGTATCTGTTACACCTTTTTGAATGAAATTACTGCTTGTAGCTTTTAAAGAATCGCAAGCAGAACAAACATCTTTATTCATTTATGTGTACCTCCTAATCTCTACAGATAACGAAGTTTACCTTGTTATCATTTACAAAACGAGTGTGTAGAGATATTTCATCATCTTCTAGCCAATCAACATAAATAGAAAGAAATTGCAACCAATTTGTTGTTTCTCCAGCTTTTACTGTTCCACTCATGCTTAATTCCACTGTTTTGTTAATATCTTCTTCAAATGAAGCGTTTGTGATTTTCTGATATACCAACGATCCACTCTTATTAGGAACACGAATTGAAACATTAGGAGCCGAATCAGCTTGAACTCCCGTCATTTTATAAGAGTAGTGTTTCAATGTAACACTGTTGAATTTGTATGCAGCACTCTTATCTTTGTTAGGCTTCATACAGAAATCTACTTTTCCTGTAATAACTCCGTCCGCTACTTTCTCGTAATCACTATTGTGAATCCAATCTGAATATCTGAATGTGAAATTACCTTGTCTGTCAATTTCAACGCTCAATCCAGGTGTAGACTGTTGAATAGTATATTGCGTTTCGATTGCCAAATTTTGAAGTTGAAGATTATACAACTGATCTTGCAATCCACACATCCAACAAATCATAGCTGCTTTCATGTTGTAATCATTGTTAGCATATTGACTCATGAATAATTTCCAATCACACAAATCAAATCCATCTATGATGTCATACAAGCCTTTTGTAAGGCAATCGTTGGCATTTTCCATGTCTGTACACGTATTATTGCCATTCTCGGGATTTAAGCCTGTATCGTTTCCTAAAGACGTACAGATTGAATCTGTAACACCATTTTGGATAAACTCTGCACTGCTATCTTTTAACTTTCCACAAGCAGTGCAATAACTTTTTACATTCGCCACTGCAAGCCTCCTTAATTTGTAAGTTCATCAACATCTATATATACACAAGCCATCTTACAACATGAGCCTGTGACAACTAATCTATTCATTCCATGATGCACTGTGAATCCAAATTCATCTTCGATTACTAGATTGTCTAAATCTACTTCCTCTGATGCACAACATCCATCCGCAGTAAAGTATAAGTTCCAACTTGAATCAAGTGTTAAAATTCCATCATATTCGCCTAAAATCATCATTTTATTTCCATTAATTTCAATTTCAGGGTTTTGGAATTTACCATCTAGAATCAATTTCACTTTGTCGGTATCTAACACTGTTCCACTGTAGAATCTTCCAGCAATTGACTCAACGCAATAATCTTTTTTACAGATTTTGTTCTTAATCAAATCATCACCGAAAATTTGTTCACCTTTGATGCAATCGTAGACAATCTTGTATGAATTGCCACAATTCATAAAATCTTCCAATGCTTTAGTACCCATTACACATAAAGATGTTTCCTCTGTAATGTCTCCACAATCGCATAAACACGAATTGCAAGTTTCCATATCAGGGGGGCAAGTAACACAACATGATAAGCACTCTTGAGCATCTCTGAAATCCTCACAATCAAGGATATTACATACAGAATAAGGAACTAAGAATGTTTTCTTCGTGTCTGCAATATGCCAAACACCTTCCCAAAGTTTAAAATCAATATCCATTGATAGATAACCTTGGTATTTTTTGTAATCTTCACTAAATCCTGTGACATAGGCCCATGCCCAAATCAATTTGTTATCTTGAATAGCCCATAATCTTCCAGGTTTAAGCAAATTCAAATTGAAATAGTCACGTAGGAATCTTCTATCTTCATCATGAAAATGTTCATAATTAAAATTCAACGTTAAGGACAAATCACCTTCCGTAAGAAACTGTTGATTCTTTTGGAAAGCAACATAACTACCATGTCCGTAACTATATTCTTGCGTTGTAGTCTTTGTATCTTGCTTTAGAGAGGCAGAGGAAATCTCCTCTGCACTGTCTATTACAAGATCATTGAACTGAACGTATGTTTTTAATGGGTTTAAGTTATAACAAGTCATTATGCCAAACCTCTCAAGCATCTACCTACTTTGATAGCCTGCCTTCTTTCGTTTCCTTCGTTGAAAGCGATACTGTTGTTCGTAACACGATTATCGTTATTGTTGATAGTCACGCTCTTATTAACAACGTTTCCAACATGAGAACCATATCTAGTAGACAATTCTTTGAACGCACCTTTTAAATCCATGTTGTTTACTTTATCCATGAAGCTTTGACCTGCGTTCTTAACTGCACTACGTTTCATTACATACTCACCAGGAGTCAACATAGCTGGTACTGTATCTGTTCCACTAGGCTTCATAACGACAGGTTGTCCGCCTCGTTTTAAGTAAACTGGGCCACCTTTAGCAAACTTCATATTGTTTCCTATTGATTCGTTACCTCTGTTTACTGTAGGAGTGGTTGTGCCGCCTGTATTAATGCTTCCTGATTGATTGTTGAACGCATTTTTAAATGCACTTCCTAAGTATTGTCCTAAATCTGTGAATCGTGTTGAATATCCATACATCATAGTAATCTGATTAGAGATTGAACTAGACATATTAGAGATACCTTCACTGAATCCACTCACAACATCTTTTCCAAACTTCTTACCTACGGATTTGAAGCTTTTCTTCTTCAATGAAGCTTTAGCATTATCAATCTTAGTTCCAAATGAACCTTCAATATCAATACTTTTGAAACCTTCAATAATTCCATTTGCCATATCTGTACCAGAGGTATTAAATTCAGACTTCATGTTTGATAAAGTTGTTGCCATATTGTGGAAGGAAGTTACAATTGAGTTTACTTCTGTAACAACATCTGTAGTAGCTTCTCCAACTTTCAATCCTTTAATGTTGTTTAGGAATGTTTGAATACCTGTTGTGACTTCTCCAACCTTAACAAAATCTAGATTTAATCCAACGATAGAATTTAAGCTTTCACACGTTTTTTTCAACTTAGAAACAGTCTTATTAACTGTGTCCATATTCTCTAGATTTTCAGTTAATCCTTTGTTTGTTGCCATTTCATTCACTGCATTTCCAATACTCTTAATATTGGCTTTCAGTGTTTCAAAGTCGAAATCAGTTGAATATACGTTCAAAGTGCCAAATTTAAGGATTATATCACCTAAAGTTGTAATCGCCTTTAGTGCGTTATTAAATAGCTTAGAATCAGGCATTTGTCTCAAGTTGTAAGACAACATATTCTTGTCTTTTCCTGTTCCAACACCAGCTGCAGAAATATATCCAATCGCTTGAGAAATACTAGTGATTGTCTTTTTAATATCATCTGCATTTGGTAAAGGATTGTTTGTGATTGTTGCTTGCAAGTTTCCAAATTCAGGAACAATCTGTTCCAAAATCTTCAATGTATCTAGGAACTCTTGAGCGTTTGTAGAGTTTAAATTAGATTTAATACTCTTTGTAACATCAGGGAATACAATCTTTTTCATTTCGCTAACGACACTAGCTACATTCTTTAAAATGCTTGTACAATTCTCAACGTTAATTGAACTTCCGTTGATACTAGACATTTTAGAAAGGCTAGAAGCCATTGTTGTATAGTTCTTAACGATACTGTTTGCATCCGCAATGTTTGTTGCACTTGATGTGCTAACTGTAGGAAACTCAAAATCATTAATATTCTTGATTACCTCTTGAATATCTTTGAATTGATCGTTGAAAGAACTACTATCAATACTCATTCCTTGTACTTTTGAAATTGATTCTCCAATAGTAACAAGTTTCTTTAAAATCCTAGTGATATTCCAAGTCTCCATGTTCTTCCATAAAGACTCAGAACTTTTAATAACTTGACTCCACCAAGAAGAATATGTTCCTCCGCCTTCAAACATATCTATGACATCCATAATTCCTTGGATTTTCTTTTTCAATCCTTTTGTGTTTGAAGGAACATTCTTGTCGACTTCTTGCATAGCTTTAGCGCAAGCAATCAATGTACCAGCTAGTCCTGTTGTCGTTATCATTCCTAATACTTGGGCCAATGTAGTGATTCCACCCGTTAGGACACCAGCACCACCTTGAATACCTGTAATAAGTGTCATAGAGCCAATGCACTCAAATAAGCCTAATAACTTATCGTTGAATGTGTCGAATCCATCAGGCATAGTCTTATCTAGCTCTTGCATAGCTTTTGCAAATAGCCATAAAGCTCCGCCTTGACCAATCATCATTGCCAATCCTGTTAAGGCATTGTTCATCTCTAATACTTTTGAAACTGCTGCATTAAGTGTGTTAGCTCCCATCATCAATCCCATTACAGAGAACAAATTTGTTAATCGCATAGGCAATGTTGTAATGTCATTTGGAACATTCTTTTCAATTTCCTTTATCGCTTTGCAATAAAGAATAATTGTTCCTGCCCCACCAGCTATGATAGCTAATGAAGATAATTTATTTTTAAATCCTTCTACATCAAAAGTTTTTGGAGTACTTGTCGCAGTAGTAATCTCATCTGAACTTTTGAATACATTTTTAATAGAACTAAATTTACTTCCTAATTTTCCTAGGAATGGAATATTGAAACTTTTTCCTTTGAATTTTGAAGAAATGTTTACTAAATCTCCTAAAAGGCTAATTCCACCGCTTCCAAGTTTCATTAACTTACCAGCATACTTTAATCCAATACCAATTTGGATGTAGTCTGATACGAAACGTCCTAATCCTTTAGAAAAGCTTCCGTCCCCCATTTCGGTGATTTTATCTTTTGCAAAATTATATAGACCGCTAACAAGAGGCTTGAAGAAATCAATTGCTCCTTTGAAATCATCTAATCCTTGTTTAAATCCACCAACAAAATCTTTGAAACTAAACGTTTTTAAAACGCTCAATAATTCAGAGAACTTCGTTTTAATGAAGTCTATGCCTTCGCCAATTTCTTTTTTATGGCTTCTAATGAAGTTTGCTCCTATATCTCCTAAGCCTTCAACTTTTTGAGAAAGTTTATAGATATTTCCGTAAATTGTAGCTCCTGTTAATTCCGTTGAAACCTCATCTAATGCACCTAACCACTTTTCTTCGGCTTTACTAAATCTCTTAGGGATTAAGTCAAGACCGTTTGAGATTGTGGCTACAGATGATTTAACCATAGTTGCCAACGAATTTAGGCCACCACCACCTTTTTCATCCAATTCAATCAGAGCATCTTCAAATTGTTGTAATGAAATAGTTGGATTTGAACCTGTAAATGCTTCTCTAAACTCTGCAAATGACATATTAAATTTCTTTGCAATAGCAGTTAAGGCTGGTGTCATACCTGCATCTTCCATTGATCTCAATGTACGAGCATCCATTTTAGAACCCATGATTTGAGAATACTGAGTAACCGCATTGTTTACCCCCTCAGAATCACCACCGAATGTCAAAATGGAATCATTAATTGCCGAGAATAGCTTTTGAGACCTATCTAAATCATGATTGATTGAAGTAAATCTCGTAACATGGCTTAGAGCGTCATCTAAAGTGGTTGGTAGGCCCAAAATGCTTTCATCTAGGTTATCAATCATCTTTTGGATTTTCGTTGTAGAATCGTCTACATCACCTACTACAGTGGATAACGTTCTTTTCGCAACGTTGATTGTATCGTACCTTTTAACACCATTTGAAAATGCATCACCAATTGCGTTTTGTGCACTCGAAACCAATCTATACAAACTAGAATATCCAACACCTTGTACTAAGAATCGTCCAATATCTCCTATTGGGTTGTTTTGGAAATTCTTAGCGATATTCAACATACTAGAGCCTAGATTTGACATCTTATTTCCAACATCAAATGTAATCTTGCTAGCAGTTCTCAAAGCTTTAGCAGCGTTTTGAAGATTGTTTAGTTTATTCAAGCTATCTTGATAGCCGATAACTTGTGACTCAATATCCGCTTTTGTGTTTCTTACATCATTCTCTTTTTCAATGGTTTCGTCTAGCTTTTTATTTGTATCTTCTAACTTAGAAGAATCTGCTTCTAATTTTATTTTTTCTTTGTCTAAATCTGCGATTGAATCATCAATCTCATCAACCAATTTTTGAGCATCATTTAATTCACTGATGTTCGCTTCAATCTTAATTTTTTCTTTGTTAAGATTGTTAATTTTCTTTTGAACTTCATCAATTTCAATACCAACCTCTCGCATATCGTATTTGAGAGCTTCACGTGCACTGTATAGGTCTTTAAGCTTGTCACTTTTATCGTTTTCACCTAGTGTCATGTCGTTAATGACATCATGAATTTCATTGGCATTTGCTTTTAAATCAATATCAATAGAAAGTTTTTTATTACTCAAGGCTAATAGCTCTTTTTTAAGTTCACTAATATCATCTTTAACATCCAATAATTGATTCTTGAAATTAGCTAGATTATCTAAATCAACTTTTAAAGAAAGTTTTTGTCTTTCCAAAGCTTCCTTTTCTTTTTTGATTTCTTCTAATCTTGCCTTAATTCTTTCTAATTCATTAGTGCTAGCATCAAATTTGAGCTTTGCCTTTTCAATATCTTTTAACTCTTTTTCAAGTTGTTTTATCTTTGCTTCGGCATCCTTAATGTCAAGGACTAACCTAGCACCGACTTCACGTACTGACATCTTCGGACTCCTTCGCTAAATCTGTTTTCTGCATGAAATGAACCGCATATCTGTCAATCTGAGGTATTTTCTTTTTAGAATTTTTATTTGCCTCGTTAATTTCATTCCATGTTTTATCGCTTTGTAGATTTGCGTAGTACCCAAAGGCTACAACTAATTCAGAAACACCCCAATGGTCTAATATCTCATTGGGGCGTATTTTTAGAATTTTACCGACATAATGAGCCATGGTTGAATAAAGACTTAGTTCTGCAACATAAGACTTTGCTTTTTTTACTGAATCCTTTTTATCATCCCCCTTATCAATTATTTGATAAAAACTGTTTCTACCTCATTGAATAATTCAGGATATTTGATAATTAGGCTAATCATGCAAGTTAAAACTGAATATTGCATCATGTGATCTTCATAAAATTCATCTAATCCTAAGAAAATTGCAACAACTTTATAAAGTCCATCAACTAAATTTGTAGAGGATTGAGCGTATAAATGGAAAATCTGTTCATTCGCTTCATTCATATACGCTTCATAAATCTGAACCATAGTCTTGTTCACTTCTTCATCATCTGCATCTGTTGTAACGATTTCATCTTTTCCTTCAATGAATTTGTGACCGTAGTATTCCTCAATTTCTTGGAATTTTTCTTTATATGGGTCTAGGATTTGTTCTGCATCCAATAACAATGGTTTTACTTCGATTAAAGCTTCTACCATCTTCATATCTTGCCTAGGAGATAATGTTAGATTTTCAAACTTCTTATCGAACATAACGTATTGCCCTACTCTTTTAGCATTCTCAGGAACATCAATTTTATGTTCTTCGATTTCTTTTTCAGTGAATCTAAAATTCACTTCAATATCAATTGTTTTAACATCTGTCTTATTTGCATCACCAACAACTGCAATTTCACCACCATTGCCATAGACTGCGTGAGGAGTATCATCCTCACGAGCTACTTTTAACTTTTCAATCATGGCATTTAACTGTGTTGGTTCTAAAATCTTTTGTTCTTCCATCTCATTTGCCTCTCAATTTCTATAAATTAGCGTTAGCTTTGTTTACTACATAAACTTCATACCAGTTTCCACGAGTATCTTTCTTGAACGCTAAGCTAAATTCAAACGCTCCGTCATCAGGGATACCCATTGGGAATGAAGTAATTTTTGCATTGTGGTAAGTAAATACTTCCGCAGTTCCATCACTTCTATAACGAGTGATTGTAACTTTCGCTCTCTTATTCTTTAAGCTATCGTTGTTTGCTACATAGTGTTGCAATACATCAACAGTCATTGGATAAGAAATCTTTAATGTTTTACCTACTAAATTTTTGTTGAAGTAAATTTTTGAACCCTCAATATCTAAGCTTGGATTGATTTTACTGTTCAATACTTGGTATTGAGACTCATCTAAATTAGCCAACAATGGAGTGTTAATTCGGTTCAAAGTAGAATCTGTGATATTGCATTGGTCACTCAATGCTGCATAGATAAATCCACATTCATCAACATAGTGGTCTGCAATATGAATTGAACCATATTCAGGATGTTCTTTATCTGCTTCAATAACCACTTCCTGAGTACGCATCATAAAGCCTTGAGATTTATCTCCCTTGCCAATGAATGGGTTCATAGTTAAGTAGTTAGATGTTAATTGAGTACCTGTAAATGAACGCTCAATAGAAGCTGAATCATCATCATAAGAATCATCAAAGCAACTTGTATCTACAGGGTCTACAGTATCGTCACCATCAAATCCTGATAAGCAGCTTACTTTAATATCGTTGTTAGAATCTAAGTCTGCAAATTCTTCAAAGAAACTGATTGAAGAAAGACCAATCAAGATACTATCTGCTGATTTATCTGTTAATGCTACTTCAATACTTAAACGGACACCAGATGTACTTGCTTCCCATCCTTCCCCTACTACCTTTGTAGGAACTGTTGATAAGTCAATCTGTACAGGGTAGAATCCTTCTTTATCTGCTTTTAAAGTGCTTGTATATTCGTCTGCATTAGTCATTTCATGATCTAAAACATCTGAAATCTTTGTTGTGATTGTGTAAGTACCTGCTTGAGGAACATTCACGTAGTAGTAAACAACACCTGCTGCAAAGTCTAATGCATTTTTCAATGCTTTAAATACTGCACCACTTGTGTGTACTTTGTTTCCGTCTGCACCTTCTGCATCCGTTTCTTTAGAAGTGATGAACAATGTACCTGTATTCTTACATCCAAATGATTCGCAAACGTTGATTAAATCAGGTGCAATAGTACGTGATGTATAAGCACTAGAAATACCTGTAATCTTTTCAAATTTACGAGTGTTGATTTTTAAACAAGAATCAATATCACTCATGATAGTAATATCAATTTCTTGAGTTTTAGTTAATTTAGAGACACTTAATTTGTCACTAATGATTTTGTTAATGTTGCAGTTAGACATTATTTTTGCCCTCCCATTGTAGCTTTTAGTACACGCTCCATAGCACGCTCTGCTTTAGCACCGCCTAATTGATTTAAAGCGTTTAGTTTGCGTGAAACAAATGCTTGAACATCTACTTTCTGTTCAGGAGTCTTTTTAGCTTTTGAAACTTTTTCTTCCATTTTTAATCTCCTTTATTTAACTTTTGCATCAAATCTAGATACCGCTCTAGCAACAAAATCATTTGCCTTTCTAGGTGGCATCTTAATTTTGTGTGCAAAGTGTTTCTTTCCCATTTCATCTACCCAAACGAATGGCCTTCCGTTTTTACGTACTAACGTATAAACTCGTTTCGTTCCATTCTGTACCATTGGGGAGTAATCAACGTGAGAAGGGTTTCTAGAATCTTTTTCTAGTTTGTCTGCATCTACTCCGATTAGATATTCGGTATTAGATACTTTTTCCTTCGTGATTGAATCCTTTAAAGCACCTGGCCTATATTCATTCCATGGCATACTTGTCATTTCTTGAGCATAGAATCTACTCCCTCTTGGAGCTTCTTCTCGCATAGTTTCTTCTAATTCACTAGCCAATCCTTCAAAATCTTCTTCACACGCTTCTATAACATCTTCTAAGAGGCCTTTTAGCATTTCCTACACCTCGATAAAGGGGTAATAAAGTTTGCCTCCATAGACGTATTTAAAGCCTTTTAGGAATACACCGTCTTCATACGATACTTCCTCAACTTTGTTCATAAGGAATATTTTTACTAGGCCACTAGGCAAACACATACGTTTTGAATAATCATAAGATGTGTTTGATTTGGCTTTCGCACCGCATACAGGGCATCCGTTTTTCTTTGTGGAACTTTTCATTCCAATATATTTAATTCTCATACTACTGCACCAACCCATGTGTCTTTTGAATTACATACTGACAAGATACCTAACTGCTCTGAATACGCTTTTGTAATATGTTCACGAACATACACACTAATTGAAATCTGAGCATCAGAATTTTCTTCTGAGATAAGAACATCACTACCATCTGTTTCTTCACAAGTGCTACAACCACATTCGCATCTATTCATTGCGATAACAAATTGTAGAAAGTCGCAGAATACAGGCAATAGACATTCAGGTATCGTTTCATATCCAGCTACATAACTGACAACGATCTTAGATAATTCATCACATCCACAATTGCACACATCTTTGTAGTCGATATTAGATAAATCAACGTACACGATACTGTCGTATGGGTTATAAGAAAAATCTTTATCGACTTCTAATTTGTGCGTAGTAAATGTAATTCTTTCTCTAGTGATAACAGATACTTCAATCGTTGTTGGGTCAATCATTGGATAGAATAGCGGTATGCGTACAATCCCTGAATCGCATCCACATTTCTTAAATTCACCAACATCAAAGACTTCCTCTCTTTGAGATGAGAGGAAAGTCTCACATGGATGGTTTTTCCAACAAGTGATGGTACTAATTAAATCAATTAGTTCTCCAACATTCTTTTCAAGCTTATCTGCTTCTAAATCGCTTTCCTTTATGCACGAACAATAATTTTTCAATTGTTCGACAATTTTTTCGTACATTATTCACCAATGTTGATTGGTACGATAGTTGTTGGTTTTAATACAAGGTCTAATCCGTTTAATGTATCTCCTAATGTAGCCGCTGACATTGGGATACCTTGGATTACCATTAATCGGTTTGCATCAGTTCCAAATGCACATCCAAAGTTGTAGTAGTAATCACATTGAGTACCGCATCCTTCAGATGGTGTATCTGTAGCACCGAATGTATGACGTTGGAATTTTTCAGATGGTTGGAAAGTAGTTCCCATTACCAAACCTACTGTATTTCCTTCTAATACCCATACATCACCTGTACCTTTTGTGATGTCACATGGAACTAATTTATCTGCGATAAATCCATGTCCTTTAAATGCGACTTCGCCTGTTTCTTTATTGCGAGTCCATCCATCAGGATATTCTCCGTTGAATTTACCTGGAACAATAACAGATTTGATACCTTCAAGTACCAATGGGTGACAAGCGAATTTGTAATCGCCATCTCCTAAAGCTGCCAAACGTAAACCAACTGAATCAAACGCAGATAATACGTTTGTACCTACGATTTTGATAACCGCTTTATTTTCCATTACTTCCAATAATCCATGGAATGGTTTCAATGTAGGAGTACCTGTAGACATTGTTCCTAAGATTACGTTAATAGCAGTGAAGTATGCCATTGAAATTAAATCCATACGTTTCTGAGCTTCTTTAATAGTTTCTCCTTCACGTTGGAAGTAGCAAACCATGTCATTAGCTTTGATTTTACGTGTTTCATTTACTAAGCTATCCATAATAGGTTCGCAACTCTTTAAGCACAACAATGCCAACGGAGCATTGCTACCACACTTAGCTAAATCTAATGGAACCCAGCAACATTCACCTTGTGTTGATTTAGGTTCTGTTGTTCCGTATGTGAATGGCAACTGAATATAGAATTTGCCATCTTCTTTTTTTGTTACGCTCCATGCTCCTCGGTTCATAGCACCTTGCATCTTACGTGAAGCTGGTGTGTTCATTAACCAAGAAACTAACGGGAACACGTTTTGGAATGGATTGGCTGGTGAGTTATCTGAATAATCAGTACCGATACCAACTGTTCCTACATTTGATTTAGAAGCATTTGCTGCTAAATTCTGTCTTGCTTTTTCATAATCAATATAAGCTCTTGAGAATGATGTTAAATCCTCGATATTAGAACTTAGACGTTCTACCATTCCTGGTGTAACTGCCATTTTCTCTAATAATGTGTTATCAGGATTTGTAAATAATAAATCTAACATGGTTTACCTCCTATCCCCACATATCTCCGCTAACTTTAGAAGTTGAAGCTAATTTTTCTTCTTTCTTTTCTTTATCGTTAGCTTGTCCTGAGATCAAACTAGACAATCTGTCTAATGTGCTTTCTGCTTTCTTTTCAAATTCTGTTTTTTCTTTCTTAGAATTTTTTAATTTTTCTTTTAATTCAGCATTTTCTTGTTCTAATGCTTCAACTTTTGCACTTAAAGCTTCAAAAGCATCCATGAATTTGTTGATTTTTTCCATGTCATCCTTAGACATTTCAACAGTTTCTAATGTTTCTTCGCCTTTTTTAGCTTCTTCTTTGTTTTCTGTTCCTTCTTCTTTACTTTCAGGTGCTTTTTCTTCTTTAGAAGGTTCTTTTTCTTCTTTTTCTTCCTCTTCGTTTTCTAAAGCTTCATTCTTCTTTTCTTCTTTATTTTCAGAACTCAACTTTAAAATCTTTTCCCATAGGTTCATTTCTGAGTCTCCTTTACTGTTTAAATTTTCGCCTGTACTGTTTACATTGGCTGGATTTGCAACAACTGAGAAACCAGAAATCTCGATTTCGTTGTAGAATGGTGCATTAAATTTAAATGACGATTCAAAATCGAGTGTCCCTCTCAGTTCTGCACTAATACTCAATGGTATTTCTTGTTTCAATAAATCTTGCACAATGTGCAATTCCCTGTTTAGTTTGACGTTTACATCAAGACCTTTTCTTCCATCCCCAATATCGACAACTGTTAAATCATCTTTAGTCCATGTACCTAAGTTTAAAGGGAGTGATGTAATGTCAATGTGAGCTAAGTTGATATATCCTACATAATCAGAACTCAAGCTATCGTAGAACGCTTGTACTGCCCCTTTTTTGATGTATAGACGAATATCATCTCCACCCTCATATGTTATTGCCCCCTCGTCAATAAGACGTGTAGGTTTGTTTTCTACGTACCCTGATGATAGGTTCACACTGACATAATGGTTTTCTTTATCTACGCTAGATAAAGTGATTGCATTGTCATAAAATGCTTTTCCTTTTTTTCTGCGATCAAGGCTATCTTTAATGCTTGCTACATATGTTGGAACTCTTTTCTTTTGTGGCATTATTTCTTAGTCTCCGTTTCTACTACGATTACGGGCTTATAGAATAATTTTTGAATTCTTCCACCACATGAATTACATTTCTTGACTTCGTATGGAATCTTTGCTCCTTTTAAGATTTCTTCCATTGTGGAATCATATCTTTTTTGAATAGTTTTGTTTCTAAGTGCTTCTAACAAAACTTTATCTTCGGGAATCTTATATTTCTTCTTAGGCTCTAGAACTACATATCCGTATAGCAAAGTACCGCTATCTAATCTTGAATAAACGTCAATTTGCGTTTTTTCTTCTATTACATCAAGAAGTTTCAAATACTGTTTTGCGTTCTTTGCTGCTTCTTCCAATGCGAACTCATGTCTACCATTTTGCTTTAAGAAAGTATTTCTTTCTTCTAGGGAATCGAACCAAGTAACACCGTTAATAGTTTGTACGTTGTTTTGCATGGTCTCTCCTTCTAAGCATCATGGCATTGATCGTCTGTATACTTTGTTTCTGTTTGTTCTGAGCGTTCTACTTTTGCTACATTGCAGAATAAGAATGAAGGATAAGTTGTTACTGTTTTTAGAGGTTCTTCCGATGTTTTTGTAATAACTGGCCATTCAAATCCAATAGCTCCGTCTTGGCCATTCAATTTGTTATGCCAAGCAGTGTTAAAAGCAGTCGCATCTTTTCCTTCTAAAGTGATTGGGCTTCCGTACCCTTCTTTAAAAGTGATTTTTACAGTGAAACTACGTTTAATTGACATTTATGTATCTCCTTTCGTTGCTTTGCATATAAAAAGGCAATACCTCGAAATATGCAAAAATCTATATAGACAGTGAAAACTGTTTATACCTTTTGTTTATTTCCAAATATTGCCTTGTTTTTCTACTTTTTTCTTCTAATTAAAACTCTAATGTATCTTCTACTTGTTCTGTTGGGTTATTACCAATCAATTTAAGAATCTTGACCATTGATTCTTTGTTCAATTTACCTTTGAACTCGTTGATAAAGTCTGTATCTGAAATATTTCTTCGGCCAATTAAGAATAAATCGGCATTTCCTTTTGAATCTTTCTTAGCTCCAATCTGATATACAGGAATTGTAGTTGTATATACACGTCCACTAGCCTGTTCTTTGCAAGCTCTGTAGTCTGTTACGACTTCGTAATATACATCTTTAACAGTTTCTTCCTTCTTTGTTTTTTCGTTGGCAACAGTTTTTACGATTTCTACTTTTCTGTATCTGTTCTCAAAGAAAGAAGTTGGAACTGCAATTGCATTGGCTTTTGTTTCCAAATACCCTAATCCATCAGGTCGCATAGGTCTTTCACCAAATTCAACCTCTTTGCCTTGGATTTTCTCTTTTACCAATCCAATTTTGTTGATTCTCTGTGCATCTTCAAATGAATATAACGGAGTCCCATTCAAACTTCCTAGGGGTGTTACCTCATTTTCAGATAAGATACTTTTTAAAATATCCATTTCCATTTTATTTTCTCCTCTCGCTATAGCGTTTTCTCGATAGAATCCATCATTCTAGTAACTGATTCCATCATGTAATTCTTTGTGCTCTTGTCTAACGCTTCTGCTCCGTTGACAATCGCACCTACGATTTGAGTAACTGACAAGGCCAATTTATATGTCTTTGCAGACTTGTCTTGTTGTTCTTTCAATTCGTATTTATCAAAATAAACCTTTGGCACACCTAATTTCTCACTTAACATAGGAGAAATCTGAGTGGCGAACCTTTCTCGCATTGGTACGATTGTATTTGTCATGGCATTATCTATGATTCTTTCCATAGATACGTTTCCTGATACATCCCCTAAACCGATTAATTCAGGAGTAAGTCCGAAACACTGACAAATAATAGAACCTTCCTTCATTTGAAGATATTCTAAGAACTCTGTACCTTTTGTAACACGAGGCAAGTGATCCATCTTATCAAAAATAGAACTTGCAAGGATTACATTGTCTGATTTTGAATTTCTGATTTCCTGACCTAGACGTTTAGCTTCAATTCTTGCTTTGTCGGCTCTGTCTGCTTTAGAACTTGATGATTCGTCTAGAACTTGGGAAGCCGATAAATCAATCGTATCTCCCTTGGCAAATCCGTCTTTTAGCCAAAAAATCAAACGTCCAGGGCCATCATACTGAATATCGTAGTTCAAACGCTCGTAAACCGCACCTAATAGTTTTAGACGTTGTTTATCACGTAATAAACAAGATAATCCGTTCTCATGGTCTGTTCCGTTTCTAAGATTGCAGAAATTATCAGGAATCTCTACAATGATTGTTCCGTCTTTTGACATTAATTTGCCTGTTTTAAGGAATAACGCTTCATCAAAGTCGATTTCCTTTGTTCCTAATGAGATAGGTTCTTTATCGTCTGCCGACATAGCATAACAGATAGGAACTCTAAAGCCTTTATATTCATCATCTTCACGCATGATAGAAACATAATTACGATAATTCTCTGTAACAATTCCTTTATCTTCGTCTAGCCAACGAATACCGCATTTTCCGTACAATAACGACTGCATAATAGCATTTTGAAGTACAGAATAGTTCGTAACACCTTGTACATTGTGTCTATAAAGGAATGGCATAAGAACATTCTTGTCTAAATTCTCATCACCCGTTGTGATTCCATTTGAGAATATAAAGTCAATAACCTTACCGATAACATATGGTAGCGTTGGTAGATTGTCTATCATCCAATCAATCTCATCAAACTGATTCTTAAAGTTTGTCTTTATAAATCCGTTGATGCAATCTGAATTGCAGTTTAACATAGCTTCCATTACCTTTTCGGCTTCGGTTTCTGCATTAGAACTGTGAATATTGTGCGAAATGTTAGGTGACACATAGGTATTGGATGCTAGTTTAACTCTATCCTTTTGTCTTTTCTTTGTTCTTCGACTCAAATTAGCACCTCCTAATCGTTCTCTGCATACGCAAGTATTTCACTGCTTAGATTATACATTAAACAACTGCGGACAGAAAGTACTGAGGAATCTAGGGCATCAGGAGAGTGTCCTAAGCGTTGTTTTATCTCCTCTTTAGGAATAATGGCTATCTTCTTATTGTTCTTCGATACAGTCCTTGTAGCAAGCAATTCAGGCTTTAATCTTTTGGCAACTTCCGTTGTGAAAGTCAATTTCTTACTGTCCATTAGCTGCTGAAAGTCTAAATACATTTCCGCTCTTAGATTAAATGCATATACCGCACTGTAATGTCTTGCCTTGATACGTGTTTTTGTTGGCCCTCCTTGGAAATTGACACCCTCAAGGATAAATCCTAGCTTATCCGAGTATTTTGACAATCCTTCGGTCAACCAAGTACCGAAACCAACGTCAACGCAAACATATTTGATGTTTAATGTCTCGATAATCTTAACGATTTTGGTAATAATCTTCTCAGATGTGACTCCTTGTACCCAAATGCCCTCTTTTAGATTGTAAATTGTCTCGATTTTACAGTTTCCGTATCTATTTTGAGAGCATAAAGCAACATCTATACCATCCTTACCTGTATAAGCCGAGTCAATACCTAAGAAAAAACGCTTTTTATAAGAATTATCGGCTTTATCGTCGTCTAGAGTCATGGTTTTAAACATACTTTCGTCTGAAAATTCCTCTAATTCGCATACTAAATAGCGTTGGCAAGTACTTCTATTCTTGTAAAAATGAGAATTTAGTATCTGAGATGCACTTTTCATACGATCTTCTTCGTAAGCAGTACGGACATCCATCCAAACAACTAATGTTCCTTCGGGGTATTTCTCGTTTGTCATACAATCGTAGAACTCTCCTCGTTTGTGGGGGTTGGAAATAGCAATTTCAAGCTCTTTTGAACCGTCAACACTTGAAAATTCCCTTCGTCCTATCTCGGCATACGCATCTTCACTGACTTGGGCCGCTTCATCAATAATATAATCTCCACCCTTACCGATAGCGTTGTTGTTTTTCTTCGGGTCTACACTGTTTCCACCTAATGTAACGATTTCTACACATCCTCCACCTTTGAAGGAAATTTTAGTTTTGGAAGTAGAAGTCTGTAATTTTTCAATCTTGTTTCCTGAATCTAATACAGAACTCTGAATAGACTCGTCTGCATTTTGCAAATGTCCTATAACTTTGGACATGATGATAGTCGCAGTTTCTCCTGTTGCGGCCGCAATTCGTACTTGGTGTCCTTTATACGCACGATAAATAGCAATCATACCTAAAGTCCAGCTTTTGCCATACTGAGAAGTAGTAATTGCATAGATTGTATCGTATCCTTCTACAACTGCGCCGAACAACATAGCTTGCGTAAAGTGAAGATTGACTTGAAAAAATGTTAAAGCCTCTCTTGCACCGATAACCGCAAGTCTAAAAGCCTCTTGTCTAGAAATATTTAGTCGTTTGTAATGCTCGGGGATATATCCTCTCGTCCAATTCTTCAATTTATACTTCGGGGTAGCTCCTTTCAACAACCTAACAACTTCTTCTTGGCTCTTATTAATAGCTTTAGCTTCTTTTAAGTCCTCTACATCCTTAAAATACTGTTCCGTAACACTAAGAGTCTGTTTCTTCACTGTTATCGTCCTCCTCGTGTTCTATTACCTCGGCATCTAAAAACTCACTTCCCATGTTGATTCCTAATATATCGTTGATTCTTTCCTCCGCAATTGCTCTTTTCTGTTCAACGGTAATATTATTTACACTTCCAACATTTAAAATATTGCTCTTTCCAATTCCATCCATTCTATTTAATTCCTTTAAACATCCTAATCTGTCTTTCATGTCCTTTTCTTCGTCTTGAATATTATCACTAAGCCATTGTCTACGTTGCTCTACTGTCATAACACTCCTTTGATCTCTCTTTTTGACCCTCTCATGTATGACATTCCTAAATAAAGGACTGTTTAATATCTTATATCCCTTGTTATAAGCACTCTTATCGCTTAAATCAGGACGAATCTTTTGCATGGACTTCGTAATATTCCCACTCTTTGAATACTCGTCAAAGAACCTCTTAGCTTCATCCTCACGCTTTAATTCTGAAACACTCTTTGCCCTTGGCATTTTCTCATCCTCTCTTTCTCTACCTCCCTACATTATAAATGATTTTATTGAGGACGTTTTTACCCCTCGTTTATCCCTCGCAAAAATACATGAACTCATTTTTTTCAAAACTCGAATTTTCGTTTTCTGAAAAGTTTTATCTAAAAAAGGGGGTGGTTTGTGTTAGCAATTATTTGTGTTAGCACTCTCTTGTGTATAGTGCTAGGTGTAAAAAATGTGGTTTGGTCGAGAGGGAAGGCATGGGGTGTGTATGGTCGCCAATTCCTGTTGCGTTTTTCAAACCAGACCACAACCGCATATATATTTATGTATGCATTCCATAAACAATTTGTTTCTAGATCATTTCAATAGTTTTAGCAGCAAGAAGAAGAAAAGACAATAAAAAAGCTAGTTAAACATTTAAAGTTTTAACTAGCATAACAAATAAATAACAATAAATAATGCAATAAATAATAATATAATCCATATAAAGTATTTATATAGAAACGCAAGAAGTAATATAAATACAAGTATAGTTGTTAATTGATCAATCATTTAATTAATACCACTCTTTTATATCGCTATTAATTGTATAGCTTTCACAATTATATTTTTTTCTAACTCGTCCCACTCATCTAAATATATAGTAATCGGTATATGTATTACATCCACATAACCATATATGTGGTGACATTCGATAGTAATATATCCTTTTATAGTCTCAATACTTCCATCTTTTTCGATCATGTCTAAACACTCATTAATATCATAACAGTTTATAAACTCTTTAAATTGTTTTAGCTTTTCAATTTCCATAATATTTTACTCCATTTCTTTTAGTTCATCATACATACTACAAGCAATATAAATACCATTTCTAAGACAATTAAATAATCGTTCCATAACTCTATTATTAATTAATTCATGACGGTTATACAACGTTACAAGCCTAACTGCTGGCCCTATGTCGTCAAGCTTTAACCGCTCGTTTATTACTTCTTTTATTAGATCAAATTCTTGTCTAGTCATTACATACACCCCCTTTATTTATATATTAATGGCAATATAATATTTGATAGGCCTAGAAAAAGACCCACAATTAATAAGTCAAAACATATATAAAAGTAGAATTTAAGAAGTGCAAGAAATAATACTTGCACGTTATTCATTTTGTTAAGTTGCTTTCTCGTTACCATTGCCAGCACCTACCAGTCAATTTTGATATTTGTCAAAACATAGTCCCAACTAGTTCCATAGTGCGTAACACCCCAAAGATACATATCTAGCGTTTCATTATAATATACAATTTCATTTGTTTCTTGTTGTAACAATCTAGCGCCCCAATCATCTACAATAAACCATTGAAAAACTTCTGGTTCATCGTTTTGCTCTTTTTCAAGTTCTTCTATTTGATCATTTATTTCATTTATTTCATTTTCTAGAATTTGTGAAGGGCTACTTTCGTTTTCTTCTTCTAACTCGTCCCTTTTTTTTTCTAATTGTTCTATCTCGTCTGCATTGTCAATAGCTCCACTTACTTGCTTCCATGAACCTATGTCATATGTCAATGACATGATGTCATTATTTAAAACGGCTTCAAAACATTTTGCTAGTGTTGCATAGTCAACATAACCGTGCTCCATTCCATAATCACTAATAACGTTTCCATAATAACACTTTTTTTCCATTTTCTTTTTAGCCCCAAACTGATATAATTAGGACGTATATATATTTATTGGGGCTTTACCTCCATATACTATATTTATATATACGTTTTTTAGAATGATCTTACTTCTAAACGTTTAGCAGCATATGGAAGTAAGATCTTTTTTTATGTCTTTTTTGGATGTCACCCCTTTTCTTTACACTGTTATTATATCATGATACCTATATAATATCAAGCCTTTTTTCACTTTTTGTTCACGAATCGTGAATATAATAGCGGATATTTTCGTACTACACCGTGTTTTTGTCTAAGAATCGTGAACAATTTACAAAATACAAAATATACAAAATACAAAATTTTTCGCCGATTCAGAACTACAAAATGCAAAATTTATTTTATTTCTTGACAATTTTTTCTTTTTGGAACACTTAAAAACCACTTTAAATAAAGGAAAACTGTTTATTTTCGTGAACAAATGAGTATTAAAGCAAAAAAAACAATAAAAAAACCCATCAAACTACATTAGAACTTGATAGGTAAATGAAACTAGTAATAATAGTGTATATATCTTCTTCTTATAGGGGTTGGAAGGCTCTGTGGAGGACGTAGCTCCTTTTTCTTCTTTCCCCCGAGGTCAAAACCCCTCTTTATCTCCCCCGAACCTCTTTCCTATTATATATATGCCGAGGGACTTAGATACTCACTTTTTCATAGATCAATCGTTTTAAAATATGCATAATACGTATAATATAGGCTCTGTGTGCTCAAAACAGAACCTTAAACCATACAATCGACAAGATATAGAATTAATAAAGAATTTCTAAAGGAGTAAGAAATGAATTATCTGCCTATTCATTTCAAAGTAGTAGTATATGACTACGTGATGACAATTTATGAACCAACCTAAACAATCGTGTGTAAACATTTTGGAACTTATCGTGTTTATTACGCATATTTGACTGTATGGACGTTTCTATATCTCTGAATTTACTTGTTTTCTTTCTTTTCCCCCGACCTCTGTTACGTTCCTAGGCACGTTTCACGCAAATCCTGTTGCACCTAGGTGGGCTATTGCGATTCGGTCGGCTATTGCGAATGGGGTGGCATTTTCATTGCACTCATGGGTGTTATTTCTATTGCACCATCCCCCGTCAATTTATATTGCACTTACACCATTATAATATCCTCAGATTTCTCCGAGGCACTCATTCTTGAGTAAGTAGAAGTAAAAAATGTCTCGTCAAGGAGTGGCAATATTTGGTCTTTTTAGGTACTCCTTAACTACATATATTATACCATTTTTTATACCATTTTTCAATGCAGACGTGTGAAAAAAGCCGATAAAAAAAGGCTATTTGTTGTTAGCCTCTTTCTTTTCTCTTTCTAAATCCTGTAAGATCAATTGTCTTACGTAATCTGCCTTGCTTGGCACTGAATTTAACTTGTCTAGAATCTCTTGATTGTTCTTTGTCACGTATTTCAGGCAAACTTGACTTACGTTCTTTTTTTCGTACTTTGTTTGTGCCCTTAATTGCGCTTCACTTGCTTTTCCCATTGTTATTACCTCTACTTTTTTCTTCCATACATAGTATAACATATCATGATGTCTTTATCAACAAACAAATTAAAAAAAGCCTATTTTACTAGGCTTGATTTCTGTTATAAGCAAATCCTGAATATTCTAGGCAATCCCTTAGTTCTTCAATGCTATAGTTGTTAGAAATGAACTGTATGTAGCTTGAAAGTAGCTGCTTTCCACTTCTAACCCCATTTAAGTGTAATTCCACCCCGAATACAGATATACCGATAAACCACGCAAATGCAAATGCATCTAATTCTATGTGCTGGGCCTCATATCCTTCGTTTTCGCTCCCTTTATACTCTTTTAACTCCTTTTTCCAAATTTTGAGCATTTCAGGAGTAGCAATATCCGCTAATCCAACATCATTTATAGCCTGATATTGAGCACAATGTCTAACTTCATGTGCCAAACTCAAATAAAGATCTATTTCATCCTTGAATTTATCTAAATCCACATAGATTTTATTCTCTTTCACGATTGTTGTTGCTTTGGCAGATTGTTTTAATTGGAAACTTTCTGTTTTTTGCCCGTTTCCATAGTAGGCTTCCCCGTCTTTCTGATAGATAACAACAGGCGGTTCTATCGCCATCAAATCAGATAAAAACATAATGTAATTGTTGTAAGTGTTCATACATATATTTTACTACATAAGACTAAAAAAGGCTATAAACATATTTATCGTTTTAAACGTGTTTTTAGCCTTTTCTTTATTTACCCTAACAAATACTCGTTTCAATCTATTTTGCTCGTTAGAATCACTTCTAGACGTGTTTAAATTGATTTTAAGAGTTTTTTCTTCTTTTTCTTCGCAAGTTATAGTCTTTGTCTATCAAAATTTGAAATATTATTGTTCTATCAACTAGATATTCAATTCCATCACTATTGAAACCAACGATCTTACACCACCAGCGATTGAAAGTATAAGGTTTAGTCAATACAATTTGCACTAATTCAGTTTCATCAAATAGCGTTGCCATTGCGACATCCCCTGCTCTTAAACCAATATTGCCATGGTAATTAAACCATCCTCCGCAGGTTTCTTTGAAATGCTCGTATTCTGTATCTCTTTTAGGCATTTAAATAATTCCCATCTGAGTTAATAATGCACATTTTACTTCTTTTGCTTCTCTTCTATCAAGTGGTTTAATATGCCACTTAACATTTTCTTTGTTGATCGTTAAAATTTGCTCTGCCTTTGCCATTCCGTGTTCATGTCCTGTATCTACCATAACATGACATGGCAAATCAGTTCTTTTTAAATTGCTGGTAATGGGAATTACATTCACTGTTTTACTCCCTTTATTTTGAATATCGTTTGAAATAACGATACATGGTCTCCTCTTATAAAGAATTGTATTACTATATTTTGGCAAGTCACACCAATAAATGTTATTGTTTAGGATTTCCATAATGATAACCTCCTATCCTTCCTAATTTATCCTCTAAGTTTTTGTTATGTTGCTGCAATCCGTATATTTTCCTGTCTCTCTCAATTAAAGCTTGTTTAATTAATACCATATCGTCATATGCTTCATATAATCCGTTGTCTTTCAGAGCTTTTTCTATGTTGTTAAAACTTGTCTCTACTTGAGTCTTTGCAATCATCTTCTTCATTCCAATCCATTCCGTATACATCATCTACCGCATCATCTTCGTTATCTTCAATAGGAACACGCACAACTTTTGTTCCAATTCTCTGAATTAATAAGATACATACTGCCCAAATAGGATGTACGTGAATTACCATGTATGCGGTAAATATCATTACCGCTATATTGTGAATTGCCATACTTAAATACATCATTTTGCTATTTTCTCCTTCATGTATTTTGAACTCATACTTTGAGCTTCTACCCCTTCTTTTTCCAACGCAATATTCCAAATATCGTTTAATAATGAATCAACAATATTACATGAATTACTGTTTTCTGTATCAGAAACAGTAACATTCAATTTAATTTGTACATTCGTACTTTCTTTAGGTTTATTTCGTTTCTTCAAACCCATCATATCCATATCTCCTATGTTCATACTTGTATTTTCTAGCTTCATATTCGGCTTTGTTTAGATCATCAATCAATCTACCATTTTCAAGCTCCAATTCATTAATTCGTTCTGAAACAACTAAGGAATAAAGGAGCATTGAAGCTATGCCCCCTATAAAAAATCCTGCAAAGAAATAAATCATCATACCACCTTACAATTATCTAAGATTTCACGAATCGGGGTACTTTTATCAATGCCTTTAAAATGTCCTTTTCCATACATTTCAAGCAAAGTACCGTAATTTGAAATACACTGCCGCATTCCACTATTTTTATATGCATTCAATAAATCATATTCCCACTGGCTCAGTTTATATGGTAGCTTTTTGTATGGTTGTTTAACCCATTCAATAAGTCTTTGTTTGCATCCTTTATTTGCACCTGGATTAAATTCACACTCATTACAGTCAACACGACTGCATCGTTTAAATTTTCCATTTCTGCAATATATTCATTTAAGGTTTCTCTTTGAATTTCTGACATTTCCAATTCTCTGATCCAATTCATATAGCGAATTGTCCATAAAGTTGAGTGAAAGGAAATCTGTTTCTTGATTTCCGTTTCTACTCCGTCTTTGCTTTTTTGAATTGCATCTTGAACTAGCGTGTAGCTTTTTCCGTCGGATGTAATTCCGTATCCGTTCTTTAAATTAATCATCTTGTTACTCCTCTAACTGTTTCATGTCATATCCACTATTAACGAACCTTTCTGTTAATTCATGATTACATCCATTACCTAATACGTCATAAACTAATTCCATTTCTTCTCGTGTGAAATTTGTTCCTAAACATTTGTTAATTCTTAACAAAATATCATCTTGATACCTTCTATTTCTCCACTCTTGGCTATATCTCTCTACGAATGTACATTCTCTGCTACAATTTTCCAACAATTTGAATTTTAAATCTGTTGGTGTATTTACATCATGTAAGCAAACGTACAAATTTGTTTTTGGAATTAAAATAAGCTCGTTGTTATAATTGATAAACGATCCTGGAAATTGTTTCATTACTTCAAATACATAATCAGTCATTTTCTATAATCTCCCCATTTTCAAAATGATATTTTTTTAAAATATCTTCAAATTTTAGCTTAAATGGACTGTCTGTTAAGACAATGTAATTCTCGTTTAACTTTTGCTCATCAAACAATCCAATAATTTGACCAAAACAATCATCAAACATATACCAGTTTGTAAGAGGCAGCATTGCAAACTGTTCGCCTTCCTGTATGCCTCTTTCTTTCATAAAATCTTTCAGTTTTTTAATTTCTAACATTTTATTACTCATTCCTCTCGCTTTTATAACTGCCTGTTAGCAACAATAACAACAAGAACCAATAACTGTAATTTGCACACATATAACAAGTGATTCCTATTATTGCTAAGTTGTATAACATACAAACTATTTCTCCCATTAATAATCACCTACATCATCATTTTCAGGCATTGGAATACATCTATTCTCAAACTTCTTATATGCATCCAAATACCATTCCTTTTTATCGCCGTTGTAAGTTAATTCATAATACATTCCATCATGTAGATCAGTACTCATTAAATACTTCCAATTCTGCAACGTCTTACATTTCCATACAAAATAAGGTTCTGTATCTACATTACTGATACATTTATCCGATTTATCTAAATGTTCCTCTACGTATTTTTTAACAATTCTTTTTGCAATAATATCCATGTTCATATATCTTAAATCTCCTTTCCTAGTACCCCTTCGCTAATCTTTCTTTATTGATCTCATTCTTGCGAATATATTTGTTATAGATTTCCCCAAACGAATATCCTAAATGCAATCCTAATGCGATTACGTAAGCTAATACGTTATCGTCTCGTGTTAAACTGATTACGCAGCTAAATGCGTATGCCTGTCCGAAACCTAAATCAGTTTTTAACTTGTTGTAATTCCACTTAATATCCTCATATTGATAACATCCTGAACCAAACTTGATTTCGTACATCAATGCAAAGTGCACAACATCAATGTATTCCTCAAATACTTTAGCTTCGTCTTTAGGTTCTTGAGTGAACTTCCACCAACACCAATCTGATTTCTGAGCGTGCATCAATTCGCCTAATTCATCAAACAATGCACTTTCTAGTTGAGTTTTAGAAACATAGTCAACATTATGCTTCTTAAATACTTCCGCATCATATGCTTTCTGTCTTTCCAACATATCTTTAATTAATTCTGTACTTGTCATTTGTTATCTCCTTCTATAATCCTAGTAATTTAGCAATCATATTCTCAGCTCTATTGCTAAAATCTTCATTATCACATTCTTTTTTTTGTGATTTTCTAAGTTGCTCACGTGTAACAACTCCGTAATCTGCTTTTTTATGGCAATTAGGACACAACATAATCAGATTATCTAGTTCACCACTCCCACCTTCTGAAACAGGCACAATGTGGTGTATTTCGCAACCATATGAAGGCAATGCTTTTCCTTTGTGAATAACCAAATTTTCACTTATCTGCCATCCACATATAGCACATTTGCATTGATACAATGAGTAAACTTTATTTTTATCTCTAGACATATCCTTTGCTCTTTTAATTATTGACGGTTTTTCTTTTTCTCTAATAGCTGCACGTTTGCATTTATCACTACAATAAATCGCTCTGTTGCTTTTAGTTTCAAAATCTTTACCGCACACTTTGCATTTCTTTTTCATTCTTTACTCCTTCAAAACATACTGTTTTATAAATCTTCGTGCATATTGTGGATGAATCATACTTCTTTGTGTTTGCACACTGTATTCACCTTTTTTGACCTTAGAAATTACTTTCTTAGGTACAAATTCAATAGGCTCAAAATCTAAGTTGTTTTGTACTTCACAATTAATGAACCAATATTGAGTCGGCTTCTCAAAATAATCTCCGTCCATTCTTCTATTTTTATCAATCATAGAAGGCTTTATGCACCAATAACTTGTTAAGTAATGAGGTTGCGTATATGGATTTTCAATAATCATCTGCAATCCTCTTTTTTCTGCTACAACAACTAACATACTGATTAATTCATATAACTCATGTAGTTCATCATGCAGCTTCATGCTATATTCTAATTTCTTTATATCATCCCAATTTTTCTGTTGTTTGGCTTGTCCTCTAAACCAAAGAGGAACTTTTGCTTCAAACCTTGTACAAGGAAAGAAAGCAATGATTAAATCATCTTTCTTTATCCCGTCAAATATGGAAGGTTCGTTATGATACCCCCCCCCCCGAATCTCTTTGAACAAATCAATAACATAATCAGTTTGATTGAACTCATTTTGAATATCGTAGTCATAAGCATTGATTCCAAGCTTTCTGAACTCATTCTTGAATGTTCCTGATTGTTCAAATAAACAATGTACTTTCATCTTCTTTTACTCCTATTTAAAACAACGTTTCTTGTTCATACTTTTTACCATTGCACGTAAATACTTCGGATTTCTTTTTCTCATAATCTGATTCATCAACTGATTCATCAAAATATTTAACTAACTCGTTATAATTGCTTGTGAACGTCCCATCATAAGCAACTCCATTAATTACTGTATGATAATCAAGATCAATTTCTTTATCTTCGCCTATTCTTTCAAAGACTAGTGCGTGCTCGTAATCTATATAAAAATCTGCTTTTGGAAACACACGCTTAATGTATTTATCCGCTTCCTTTAATTCGTGGTTTTTGAAGAATGAAGCATATCTTCCGTAAACGTTATTTACCAACATATTCTCCAATGTAAATTTCTCCCTTGATAACATACACATTCTTGTAATTTTGCTTTGTTACCCCTAAAAAATCCTTTCCAGGCTTCTTAAAAGCTAGTTTTCCATCTCTCGTACAGTATTTGTATTTGTTAGAACTATCATCATCACACTTTTGAACACTGTACATAAGTTCATCATCATATCTTTTTGCAATCATCTAGAATGGCATCCCTTCGTCATTATCATAATGTTCAGGATATGATTGGTAATTTACTTTATTTGTAAATGGCACTGTTTGTGGCTGCTGCATCTGTTGTTGTTGATGTTGATACGTTTGTTGACTTGCTTGTTGATAAGCTTGTGTTTGTGGCATTGTCGCATTGTTTAAAGCCAATTCTACGTCCATTACGTACACGCTAGTCTTATACACCTTCTGATTGTCTTTGTTCGTGTATGAGCTTTTTTGAAGCTTTCCATCAACTGCAATGTGTTGTCCTCTAAATCCATATTTATTAATATGTTCTGCATTATCTCCCCAAGCGGTGCAGTCAAAGAAATATTTACGTTCTTGTCCGTCCTTCCCTTTCTCCTTAACTTCGATAGAAAAATTACATAGGCTTTGTCCTGTAGTTGTATTCTTTAAAACAATATCGCTACCGATTTCACCCGATAAAATAACTCTGTTCATTTCTTATTTGCTCCTTTCACACTAATTCGACACCTATCAAATTGGGTTTGACCCCTTCCAACATCTGATACAAATAAGGTACAGAGATAAAATTCTTATTTGCACACTCTTTGATCGAGTTGTATACCTTATCTCCTATACGTACCTTTTTGGAGTTCTTTACTCTATTCACCTCAGACAAGTTTTTTAATCTAAGGTCTTCTATTTTTAAATCACCATCACATACAACAATGTGTTTATCTTTTATTTCCCCAACAAACGCTTTATACGCTTCACCAAGAACGCTTATATATTTCTTTCGCTTTCCATCTATGATTTTTACAACGTATCTAGTTTCACTTGATTTTCGGATACGCATTTCTCTTTCCGTTCCATCAAATGGTGAAACAGAAACGACTTTCAGATGGCTTGTAATGTAATATCTATACCCACTGTCACTTTCACCAATTAGTTGGTATAGTTCCTCCGATTCACTTGTTGGAAGCTCTCTGCCGCTCTCACGAATGACGGGAACGAGAATACATCCGTTATAGATTTCCTCGTTTCTCACCATTTTAGTGAACTGGGCATTTGTAATGCCTAATTCCCTCATTACATCTTTGGCATCTACGATTCCATGTACATTTGATATATCTCTTTTGTCCAGCATGTAATATTGCACTTGCTACCCCTCCTGATTATTTCGTCTCCTCGAAGCCTAAGTAATCACCACTGTATTTACTTGATTCAAGCTTCTTTTCTAATTCTCTTTTTTGATATTCAATTGTTCTAATCTTTCGCCTGTATTCTTCATATTTGTAGATACATTTACAGGCTTTATCTTGTTCTTCCTGAATTCTTTTTCCAACTAATAGGCTATATAGAAGAAGTGTTGTACCACTTCCACATAGAAACCCACAAAACCAATTAATCATTTAATCACCTTTCTACGCTCTTAATATTTCCCTTCTAACTCGTTCCATTTCTTTCTGTACATCTGCATACGATTGATTGCTTTCTTGTGCATAGAATTTAGAATCGAGTTTAACAGGATTGTTTTTATTTCTTTTGGTCCATTCATCATGTACCCACTTCTGAATCACTAGTGAATGGTTCTTGTATTTTTTTCCTGATGTCTCAATATATTCATCAAGAATCTTTATATGTTCATCCAAAGATGATCCATATAATTCAACCAAGTGTGCGTGTTCTTTATCAGTTAACAATACGTGCTGATATTCTCCGTATTTGTGTTTGCGTGTATATACATCTTTTTTATTATTAAATGTATTATTAATATCTTTATTATTCTCCACGCAAATATTTACCCCAGGGTCATATAAATTTTTATGTGAGGTGGTGTAAATATTTACACCAGGGGTGATATATAACTTTCGATGCAGTACTTGCTTCGTTCCTTCTTTGTAAACAAGCTCTAGATTGATATATCCTTTTTTCACTAAGGCACTTACCCATTTTTGTACTGCCGATACAGAAAAATGATATAAATCTGCGAAATATTGATTAGATGCCCAACAATACCCTTTTTCGTTGCATAATGCAGTGATTTCTCCATATAGCAATTTTGCGTTTGGAGCTAAATCTTTATCATATCTTACGTTTGCTGGAATGATCGCATAATATGATTTTAGTTGTTCTTCCATTCATCACACCTCCTAACATTCTGTTCCGATATATTTAGTATGAAACGTCAAAACGATACTAAAGGCACTCCAAATGTCCGCTTTAAATCCATAAAAGTAACCAGGATTCTTTTTTGTACCTTTTCCCTTGTTTGGAGTATCTTTGGCAAACAAATCAATCAGAGCTTGTCTAATAGTTGCGTCTGTCGCTTTCATAGAGTGGCATAGAGTCATTTTTTCTTCACTTCGGTATATTAATGTGGGTTCTATGTCGAAAGATTCAAATTGCTGCAATAAGCGTCCTATAAAGTAACAAGTTTCAAATGTTGTTTGACCTATAGGCATACCGAAACTTTGTATTCCTTCAATCGCCACATAATCAATTGGATAATTCTCTGCTTTCCAATTTGAGATTTTATCTTGCAATTCCAAGTTAGATATTTTCCCTTTATCTACAACTGCCGATAAATCATTCTCTACCACAACAAATGCACTGTATTCATTTGCTGGATCAATACCTAAAATCATCCTACGCACCTCCAATCTCTTCAAAAAATTTGTCTCTGTACGATATAGCATCATCTAAATTTTTAAATGATTTTGTAATCACTTTTTGGTCTTTGTTTATTACAAATTGATAATACGTATGACCGTATTTATCGCCTTTTTTATGAATATGGTGCATTTTCCTTTTTAAGTTTTCTTTGTATCTTCCGTGTGGTATTTTTCTTCCTAGTCTGCATTTAGAATAATTTTCACTTGACCATTTACAATTTTCTTGTCTAGTAGTCCATTCTAAATTTTCTACGCAGTTATTTGATCTATCGAAATCTTTATGGTTAACATCAGATTTGTTTTCAGGATTAGGAATAAAAGCTTGTGCAACTAGTCTATGGATTCTAACTGATTTATACTTTCCACCTTTGTATAGATTGTATATTTTGTATCCTTGGCAAGTTCCACATTTTATGAGCCTCCCTTTTATTGGCATCTTTACTCCATTTTTATCTTGCACTACCCTATCAACGCTTCTAAGTCTGCCTTTATTACTGATTTCATAGTAGTTTTCATATCCTTCTATAGGTTTCCAAATTTCTTCCACTATGCACCGCCTCCAATCTCAAATTTTGCTGCATCCATCATTTTCTTGGTCGCATTCATCTTGGCTTCAATACTTTCGTAAGCCGTTTTGAATCGTTTCAAATCGCTATCTAATTTTGCAAACTTAGTTCTTTCCTCAGAAACTTTTTGACCTGCTAAAGCTTCAAAATATTTAATGCTAGGTGCTTTTCCATGGTCACGTTCCCAAGTACTACGTGCAACATAAATCTCTTGATTTGTTTTGTTTTCAATGTCTGCTTTCAAAATGTTTGAGCTTTCCTGTAATCTAGCAATCATTTCACCAATTAAGAACATTTGATTTGCGAGGTTTTCAATGTTCAATGCCATTTCCATTACTGTTTCTGCATCAGAGATATAAGCATCAACTAGGATTCCTAATTGTTCTTGGATTTCTTCATCTTTCCAATGCTTGATTTTGAATGGATTGTATTTAAACAACAGTTCATTTTGACTTAGCATTATATTTCACCTCTGATTCATCAATGTTTCCGTAGATACGTTCTAGGTACTTAATTGCAATCTCTCTCAATTTCTTGCCTTTAGGACTTTCTGAGTCCATGATTCTATGACAACGTTGGCAAGCACAGACTAGGTTTTTTTCACAACCTAGTCCGCCATTGCTTCTTGAAAAAATCGTGTGTGCTAATTCAATGCGGTATGTACTTCCACAAAATATGCACATTTGGTCTCTTTCTTTTACCAACTTTCTAGTTTTTAAATCTATATCTGTAGCTTGGCTACGTTTTGACTTATACAAGACTTACTCCTTCGGGCTGTGCCCCTTGTGGTTCATCAGGTTCTGAGTATGTTTGAACAGGTGCTTGTTCGACAATATTTGTAGGTTGCTGAATTGGAGTTTCATCCAATTTCATATCCACATTCATTTCTTCCTCTGAATACATCTGTTGGAAATCGTTAGGGAACGTTTCTCTCAACGCTTGAGCAATCGCAACTTTACGAATCATTGTTGCCATTTTAGACGCCCATTGTGAGTTAAGCTTTCCATCCTTAGTTCTTCCTGCATATTCTTCAACAGAAACTTCAATGTGTGTAGGATGTGAAGTATTTTTTCTAAATACATCTGCCCATCCACCGACAACTTCTTCTCTGTCTTTTAAGTAGAAAGCACCTTTTCGGTAAGTTAACTCACCACTTTCGTTATTAATCACAATGATCCCAGCATCTAAACCATCAAATTCTGAATTTCTTTCGGCACGTTTCAAGAAAACATCTTTTGAAACGACCATTTGAGCTGGTGTAGTGCTTCCATACTTGATTAAGTAGCAGTCTTTAATGAATGGATTCAAGCCTTGCGATTTACACAAATTGATGAAATATACAACTTCTTGGTCTGTAATTTGACCATTTCCATTTACTAAGTAATTTCTTACGATAGCTGGAGATAATTTAACTTTTTCTCCGTTGGCAGAAAATTCTACCAATTGATTGTCATTCTTTTTTGCAATATTGTTCTGTAACATTTAACATTCTCCTTTTTCTACAATTGTCACTTTTACGTTATTTTCACGCATGAACTTATTTAAAATCGGATTAAAAGCCTGTAATTTGCTCATAGAGCCTTCAAATCTAAATACACAGTATCTTCTTGGCTCTGTCTGATTTTGAGCCTGAGGAGTTTCAAATGGAGCTTGTTTAGGAACTACATTTTCTCTTTCCATTTGAGCTTGTTTAGATTGTTCAATTTGAGCATTTACTTTTTCTTGAAGCTTTGCTTTAGCTTCCTTAATTTCGTTGATACGTTCCGTAGCTTTGCTTAAATCCAAAGTCTTACAGAATAATTGGATAACTTGTTCTGCCTGTAATTCATCCTCAGGTAAAGAAGCTTCAATGAACGATAATTGTTCTTCGGCTTTCAAGAACTTGTCATTCAACGATTCTTCAATTTCTTTAGGTTTAACAGACTTATTTAAATATCTATCTTCAAAAACTAGTTCAAAAGGATATTTGTTGTTTGTCATGCTTTCCCATAACTCTTTAATCTGATTACGCTTCAATTCTTTCTCTGCGTTATCAATATCATTTATTCCATCACCCAATTTATCGGATGCTGCTTTGATAGTCTTTTCGACTTGCATAATGTCTTTCTTATCTTGAATCCACTGAGCAAAGACATCATTTTCAACTTGCTTACGCTTATCAGATACAAGCTTTGCCAAATTGTTTAAAGCAGCTCTATCTGTTTTAGCCTTCTTGTAGTTGCCTTCATCTACTACATAGTTGTAGTGCTTTAAGCCTTCTTGAATATCAGGTAATAATTCACTAGCATTTGTGTACACTTTTCCATTTTGTGCACGTACCTCTAAATTAAATTCCATATTTCCATCTCCTCTTTTTCTATATGGACAATGTGATAGGTGGTTCTACATCTTGGATAAAGTACCTATCCCATTTTTCTAACATTGCTTGTTTTAGATCGTTCATACTGTCTAAAGCTTCTTCTTTACGATATGAACGCTCAATGATTCGTGCATCACCATCCGCAAATCTAAGTTCTGCACAATAGATGACGAAATCGAAGTCCGTTACAATCAATCCTTCTAATGTTTGACAATAATAGTTGTCAGGAACTGTTTCGTTTCCTTTAATGCCCCATTTCTGCAAACTCTGAGAATTGATTATCTTAGATGTTTTAATTTCTAAGATTCCTCTTTCTCCTGTTTCCTTGTTGTAAATCAATCCATCAGGACTGTATCTCAAGAACTCATGTTCTTTAGAAACCAATGTAACGTTATCCACGTATTGCACATCTAACTCAGGATGTTTGGCTTGAAATAACGTTCTTAAACAAGGCTCTGCAGTATTGCCATACTCGATAGCATCATTTGTGATTTGTTGTGATCCAAACTTCTTGTCATGCCACAACTGATTAAGCGTTTTCCATGGGTTTAAATTCATGAAGCACGCTGCATCCGAGCCACCAATACCACATCCACGCTTTTTTAACCATTCTTCATGACTTCCATACTTTTCGACACTAAACTTTTCAGTGTCTTGATACAGATTCATTTTTAGCCCCTCCTTTTAATACGTACTTGGCATATGATGTTTTATCTCCAAACCGATTTTTTGAAGTTTCAGTTTGAGTTTCAATTTCATACCCCGAGTCTCTTAAATCCCAAATCCTTGCACCTAAACGAGTGATTCCATATTCTCTGATAGCTTCTAAAGGAGTGATACTTCCATATTCCTTTAGGTGCTTAATAACTCTTTCTGTTTGCGTCATTTTACAAGCCTCTTATGTACCAGTTTGCGAAAACTGTAAATGCGATAGCTAGTGCAAATAAAACAATTGAACATATGTAATTGAATTTAGCAGCACGATTAACCATATGAGTTTGCTTTTGACTTCTAACTAGCATTGAATACTGAGTTTCATACTCGTTATTAGCAAAAGAAGGAAGAGTAATACAATCGCCCAATTCAACTGCTTTTTTCTTTGATCTAGAACCAGGCTTCTTCGTCACGTTCTGCTTTGCAGAAGTCGTAGCAGTAGTCTTCGTACCCATAGCTTTCTTCCTCCTCTTCTTCATCTTCATCAATAAATTGGTTATCTTGAATAACCCTTAAATCATCTATGTCCATCATTTCTCACACCCCACTACTTCTTTAAATTCAGGAAACATCTTCACGAATAGTTTTGTTGGAACTTTCTTTGAATCAATAACTTTTGCTAAATTGGACTTTTTATAGTCCTCAGATTCACATATAAGATTCAACATCTTGTATGCGGTTTTTTTAGAAACACCAAGTTCCATGATGTCTCTATAGCCAAGCAACACTTTCATTCCTTTACACATCTCTTTCCAACTTCAAATCCACACATATAAATGGTTTGAAGCATTGAAGATACGTTTACTAAATCTTCCTTAGAACATCCGTTCTTAATTAGCACATCAAAAACTTTTCCTTCCCAATGCACTGAGTCTTGGAATAATCTAATTGAATCTAATCTGTCACTTTCTAATCTGTCACTTTGTTCTGCCATTTTATTCACCCTTTCTTATCGTTTTATGCATTTTTGAATTTATTAATGAAATAAATCTGACCTTTGCCTGTAATAACTGGTGTCTTTGTTTCTCTTACAGAACCATCAGGATTCGTTACTGTTCTAATCTTGATTTCGATCAAGTCCATTTCTCTAGATTTTTGTGTTGGCATATTGTAATTTTCACCTTTAGAACACAAATACCCATTTTCTCTTAACCAAGCAAAGAAACGATTTTGACCCATCTTACATCCACTCTGACTAATCAATTTAGCTTCTTGACCAACTAAGATTGAACTATCACTAGCTGCTACGGTATCTGCAAACAATGCCTTTGGTTTCATTTCGATAATCTGTTTGTTTTGTCTTTCCAATACTGACTTAGCTTCAATCTTTGCTAGAAAGCACCAAACTGTAAAGTCCTGATTCGTTGATAATCGTCATACCTCTGTTGTTGATTTCGGAAGTACCGTTTTGGTAGTTCTGACGATCTTCCTCATCAACGTGTCTGTTGATGTCTCGACTACTGTTTTGGTATCCGAGGATGTCTGCTACATCTTTCCCAACAAACCAAGGCTCGTTATTAATAAGCAATGTTCTTACTTGATTGTTTTCAAAATTAAATAATTTCAATTCGTTCATTTTGTCCTCCTTTAAATACGCTCATAGCGTAGTTGATTTGCAAAAAAAATTTAGATTTTTACCAAGTCTAATGAAACACTAGCTTCAGTGCAAATCTTTTTGACTTCCCAAAAGTAGAAATTCTTCATTCCACTTTCTTTTCTTTGGTAGCTAACAGTAGATATACCAAGATATTTAGCCATTTGCTTTTGAGTCCAGCCTAAGCCAACTCGAATTTGTTTAATTGTTAATAATTCCATTTTCAATACCTCCTATCTACGCCCTTAGCTTATCTACACTTATAATATACGCTTTGAGCGTAGTTATGTCAATCATTTTTTTATTATTTTAATACATTTATTTAGCTTAGAGCGTAAATTATGATATATTAATTATAGAAGTAAAATTTGTTATTGTTATGAGAAAACGAGGTGATACTATGGGTAACAAATTTGAGCGTCAAGGATTAGCCTTGAAAGAATTTAGAAAGGATAGTGGATTAACTTTAGCAGAAGTTACCGATAGGTTGCATCACGCACCTATGTGGCTTTCTGATATAGAGAATGGAAAAAAGAATATATTCTTTAAAGATGCAAAAGCTCTGTGCAGAATTTATGGCCGTACTTTAGATGAATTATCTGAATTGGTAGATAAATATGAAAGATAGATTATAATTATTGAACTGAGATGAAATAAATAATTATATTCGTTTGCTTGGTAGCACAAAACGTCCGCAACGAAACATGGTAAACTTTAAGTGCCTGTAAATAGGCAACTGTATTTTCATCTCTCTCTATTTCATGGAAGGCACACTCGCTAAAGAGTGTGTTTTTCTTTTTACTAATAAGACACATTTAATAAAATAGGATATAAAGCTAAAATCAACACTCATACAACGTCTTATATAAATTGACTTCT